ATGTCGGCAACGATTGTAATCCACACCCCAACGGATAAGCAGATTATCCCGGTTGATTCCGGGCATCCAATAATCAGCCATCTAGAAAGAGGCTATCCCAAAAAGAGCGATGCGGAGCTGCCTTTCCATGGGATTGAAACCGATCTACACCTTGGAAGCGTCCACGAATCAACGATGATTTCTCAGCAGGATTGCGGCAGAATCCTTGGTAATGGTGATGTTCTTCACATCGTTCACCGGCCAAGCGGATTTGACCCTCTCACCATTGCCCTGATTGCCATAGCTGTTATCGCTGTCGCCACTGTTATTTTGATCCCTACTCCATCAATTCCAAACTCTCAAGGGCAGACAGGCAAAGACAGCCCAAACAACTCCCTAAGCGGACAGACAAACATCGCTCGACCCTACCAGGCAATGCCGGAAATATTCGGGAGGATAATCTCATTCCCTGATCTGCTGCAGCCATCGCTATTTGAATACGTGGCCAATACCAAGCAGGTGCGCGAAGTTTTCGGCCTGGGCGTTGGTGAGTTCCTGATAAACGAAATCAAGAGCGGTCAGTCTCTTCTGTCTGGAATACCCGGCTCCTCTGCTACTGTTCGTGATCCTGGCGACATTCCTCCAGACCTTCAGATTGGCAGGGAGACAAACGACATCAACGGACAGGAACTGCTTGCGCCTGATGACCCTACGCTTTCAAGCGTTGGCAGGCTCGTCTTCAAGGACAAGCTCGACGCGGCCAGCCCTGCAAATGTTCAGTTCACATCAGCAAACCTGATTGACATCCCTGACAACGCTTTTGCCTATAACCTGGACCTGTCGCCCGGTGATCAGTTGGTGGTCACAGGAACGGCCAGCAATAACGCAACGTTCACCATAGCATCGATCACCGACAACGCTGGCCAGGTGCAGCTTGATGTCACCAGCGGGGTGACTACAGAGGGGCCAGTGACCGCGACATTTACCCGGGTGACGACGGCGCCAATGGTCGTGTATTCGTTCGACCTAAATGTTGAGGAAAACCTGGGTATTGACTCCCTGAATAAATTTACCATTGCTGATACCGCATCAAACGACGGTGATTTTAATGTTCTCACTCACGGGCCAGACACGTTCCTGCCGACTATAGACGGCACTCCTTTAAGCGCGATCCGGTTCACGGTCACTGAAACTGTCATCGATGAAGATGATGCGTCTGCGACAATGGTTAGATTCGGGCAAGACCCAGACGCCAACGTTGGGTGGTTCCAGCTGGCCGATACTGCAGAGCAAGTGTGGTTCCATTTCCAGATGCCGAGGGGCATCCGCGATCAGAGCGGGAACGTGATAACAGTCAATATCGAGGCTGACATCCAAGAAACGGACTCCGGAGGCACTCCGACGGGCATTATCGATACAGAGAATTATTCGTTCACAGGCGGAACCTTTGACGCGCAATTCAAGACGGAGAAATTCACAGCTCCAGTTTCGGGCGGGTTTTATAGAGTCAGAGCTAGGCGCACCACTAATAAATTCGCAGGCTCGGCACTGGACCAGGTTAAATGGGAGGATACTGTTGCAGTGACCTCGTATTCCGGCGCCGGGTTTGGTGACATCACCACCGTGGACGTAAATACTGTTGCCACGAGCTTTGCTATCAGCTCATCTCAGCGAAAAATAAATATCGACTGCACAAGGAAGCTCCCTACCTGGACTGCTTTGGGTGGATTTAACCCAACGCTGGCGGCCACACGCAAATTCGCTGATGCTGTCCTGTATTCGCTTAATGTTTCTGCTGGCAGACCGCTTGATGAAATCGACCTAGCTACTCTGTATGAGATTCAAGACGGGCTATCAGATCAGGAGCTTGGCCGGTTTGATTACTCCTTTGATGACAAGGACATCAGCCTGGGGTCGAGAGTGCAGACCATATGCAACGCGGCCAGGGCCGGCGTGTATCGAGACGGCCAGGTTTGGAGATTCTTTAGGGATGAGACAAAGACTGCCAGGAGTGCGCTGTTTAACCGGCGCAACATTGCCAGCGGCGACAATCAGAAACAGAACTACAAGCTGCAGCGCCCGAAAGATTTTGACAGCATTGCTCTTCGATACACTGATCCAGTGACCGGTAAAAGGGCAGAAATTAAGCGCAAAATAGACTCTGTCGGAGAAACCATAGTTGAGGGGTCCATAGGCACCAGGCCGCATAAAATTGACCTAGCAGGATGCAGGACGGTTCTGCAGGCAACCGACAGGGCGAATCTGGAAGTGAGGAAAATACTTAGGCAGCGCCGGACGGTTTCCGACAAGGTTCTATCTGATGGCATGCTGGTTGATATCGGCGACCGGGTTGGATGGGTCGATATCTTCGACGGAGATGTCAGCGAGGGCGAGATCAGAGCAATCAACGGAACCACCTTCGATACAAGTGAGCTCCTTGATGAACTACCGGCGGGAACCATTTTCGCGGTAATAACCGATTCTCAGGGTGCCGTGCTCGGGCCTGTAGCTGCAACCGTAACCGGCCAAAAGCAATTCACAGCCACTTTTACAGGATCCGGCATAGTTGCAGATGGATCAGCAATCCAGGCCGGGAGTCGCTATCTAATCGGCGTGCTTGATGACGTTAATGCTTCCGACTGGACTGTGATCACCAAAAAGCCCGGTGCTGACGGTCGTGTTACAATAGAATTATCTCAATATGATGAACGAATCTACGAAAAGGATGGGGTTTTATAATGGCTACTGATCTATCTCAATTTCCAGTACCTAGTGACAGGTTTGATGTCGCTCAGAGAAATGCTGCTGATTTGGATAAAGTGATAAATGAATCGGCATCTGTATCGACAAGAACCGGAAAAGTCGTCCAGTCTCTTGAGCAAGCCCTGGCTTCTATTTCAGCGATTACTGACCGAGGAGCCTGGACAACTGCAACGAGTTATCAGGTAAAAGATCTGGTAACAGACTCTGGGATATTTTATATCGCAGTTATTGCTCACACCTCTGGCGCTACTTTTGCTGGCGACATTGCAAATTGGAGAGTGTTCCAAGGTGTTACTGTAAACCAGGGTGACAATCGCTATGGGCCGTTATTTGCTACGGTAGCGGCGATGGAGTCACCAAGTCCTGTCTCTCTTGATGGCGTTGTTGTTAATCTTACTGCAGGAATGACGGTCAAAACTCAGGGCTTCACGACTGCAGGAGGGAGCGGGGAAGGCCCATATCTGATAGAGGCAGGAGACACCTCAAACACCACAACGCGGAGGTTATTAGCTAATGGAAATACCGCGATTCTACAAGGCCAAGTTACTTCTAGGAATGGTGGAGCTATAGCCGATGGGGTTACTGACGACCGTGCTATCTTGTCGGCGCTCGATGCTTTGGGGGATGTTGAGTTGTCGTCAGGATTACATAGGATCTCATCAAATCTAACGTTCACTAATACCGTACTGTTTAACGAAGGGGCGCAGCTGACCATTGACACAGGGGTAACGGTTACGTTTGATGAACAACCTGTAGCATCTGAAAGCAGACAAATATTCTTTGGTCTTGGATCTGTAGCAACCCTTGACACTTCTTTCGTGGCTTGGTTCGCGGGGGATAAGGTTAGAACTGCTACAGACGCCTTAACAGATATTCAAAAAGCATACGATGCCTGCAGGACTTCTGGGGTTGTTGAATGGCCAGTTGGTAATTTGACTATACCTGGGACGACAGCAATTGATGTCTCGAAAGGACAGGCGACTACTGGTGCAGGCCCGTTTAAGTCAGAACTAAGATATTCATCACTAACCTGCAATTGCTTTGACTTTAACACAGGGATTTTCCCCTCTTTCTCCGGTCTGTCGGTAAATTCCACCTTTACAGACAAATACCCGACTTCTGGGACGGTGTTAAAAAACTCAGCTGTTGGATTTTCTGCGGACGATTTTGTTATAAGAAGGTCATTCATCGGGCTTGAGACAACCGCAAGAGGCACCGCATCCAACTTTGAGCTATTGGATAGCAAGAATATAGGCTTTCATCCCCATGATGTGAATGATTTCTTTATTCATAATTTTATTATTTCATCACCGACCATGCTAATCACTGTAGATGACTCGGCCGGGTTTACAATCGGGGAGACAATCACCGGGGGAACATCAGGAGCAACCGGAACAGTGCTGTCTATCGAGAGTTCGACAGTTATAAATATCAAAGAGATCAACATTCTCTTTGTCGCAGAAACAATCACCGGAGGGACATCGCTTGAAGTGGCTATAATTTCGAGCTTGGATAGGCCTCATACGCTCGGAGGAATCAGGCTTCTAGATAAGTGTGAGGCAATCATCGTAAGCCAAGGAGATGTCATAGGGGGAGTTTTCCCGATGACGACTTTTGCGGCAGTATTTGCCACAGCGGTACGGCCTGCGTTTTGTCGATTCACTGATGTCTTCTTTGATTCAGGGGATAACGGGGTACAACTCGACAACAGCGTAGACTTGACCTTTACCAAATGCTGGTTCTCCAACAGGCCTAATGACGGATGTAATGTAGAGACTACAGAAAGCATTGTTTTTGACGTTTGCTCATTTGTTAATAGCTGGAAAGCAGGGTGTCGAGTGAAAGCGACCGCTATTGATACGCGATTCAGAGGCTGCACAGTATCAGGAAATAATTCCGGGGGGGTGTCTGAAAGTGGGATCAATATCGCTGCTAATACTAATGACTTTACTATACAAGGATGTCGTTTAGGTGGGACGCTCGGATTCGGCACACAAAACAGAGGAGTTCTTGTAAATGGAGGGACTTCAGACCGTTATATAATTGCTGATAACTTGGTATCTGGTAACACTACTGCAGGGGTGACGGATGCAGGAACCGGAGTTAACAAGCGGGTATCTGATAACTTCTAGGACTGGCAAGATATCCATTTTTCATTAAACAAAGGGCTCTTAATTGAGCCCTTTTCTTTGCTACCACTGATCCCCAAACTCAAAACCGACCGCAGCAAGCATGCGGTCCATTTCCTCAATAAACTGCGGCACGGCGTCATCGAACAATTTGACGCCGGGGCCGCTTACCTTCTCGATCCGGTGCAGGTTATTCTTGCGCATGCGTGGGTCGAAGCTGCAGAAGTCCCAGGCTTCCAGGGCGGTCACCCACATGCTGTAATCAATCTGAGCGATGTAATCCTTTTTGATCACGTTGTTCGCCAGGGACTCGATATGGTTCTTACTGCTGAACGGGCACTTGATCTCGACACCACGGCCATCGTCGGCAATGCCGTCAGGTGAACACCCGGTGCGCATAGCTTCGTCGCCATAGGCAAATGGTAGCTGCTCAACAGATCGGCCTGTGATGAACTGGTATGTCTCCCTTGCTGCGGGTTCGTGGTCATTCCCCCATTGCATCGCCTTGGCGCTTGCCGCCTCCTGAGGCGCTCCTGTGGCGATCTCAGCGACCAGTTCGGCCATGTATCCCTGCCGGGTCAGGCTGCCGGACTTCATCAGCAGAATGCTGGCTTTGCTGGCCGTGATAACGCCGAGGCGCATCTTAAACCAGTCGAAGGTCTGCTGCTCTACGGTGACCGGGTTGAAGCCTAGCCGGGCTTCGTGGGTGGCTAGGCGGGCTAGTAGGTCGGCGTGGGTTGTCATTGGTTATTCTCCGTTATTTGAATATTGCGTAAGCGACTATTGCTGTTGATAAAAACATGCATCCTTGTACGAAAGCCTCTGGCCAGCTCATCTCAAAACACCTCATCACTATCAATTGGTTTTTCCATCTTCTGCTTCTGCTGCCCCAAGCGCTGGCTCAGCAGGTCAGAAAGCTTGCTTGCTTCGTCTTTGGTCAGCTCGGCAAGCGATTGCACATCCCGCTTGAATAGGTTGCTGGCGGCGAATCCAAGGACGATATCTCTGGTGGTGCCGAGCTCGTCAATCTGGCTGGTGATCTTCTCGATCTGCTCCGGGGTCAGGTTCACGTCGACTGGCCCGGCTTCCCGGCGCTCGTTATCGAAGTCGATTCCTTCGCCGGACCGGTTCAGATAGTCGATCGCCTGCGCAATACGCTCGCAGCGAGGCCAGTATTTATAGGCACTTTTGACCACGGTTTTGCGGACCATTGGCTCGTAATCGGTTTTCCAAGGCGACTTCTTGCCGCTGGCGAATCCGGCGGATCGCTGTCGTATAGCGTGGACTTTTTCGATATCCATTTCCTCGGTGAGAAAATCACCACCGGCAGTCTTAACCGTACAATAGACACCTATTATTTCGCCGCGGTTCCCGAAAGCGGCATACTCATGTGTCGGCGCCTTATCCACACCGTTATTCACGTAGGTATCGTTCTGATGGACGATCTTAGACTGCCCCCACATGATAGATCCGCTATCTGTCGCGATATGCAGCAGGCCCATGTAGGAGATATCCAGGCACACCTTGCCGTCCCGGGGCACCAGATAGGCATGCTTCTGCGCTGGGTTGAGGCTTATGCCGATGGCGGCAATGTTGATAACCGCGTCGATCATGCTCTGCGGGTTTTTGGTGGCGATGCCGGCCAAGTAGCTATTGGCGCGCATCAACTGGCAGGCAAACTGAGACTCAGCGGCAAACTTGATCTTGTCGTCAACCACCAGGCTGTTGAATTGCTGCTCCTGCGCCAGGATGATACCCTGGGCTTGCTGTACTGCTGGTGGCAGGCTCATCGGGTTGCCTCCAGCAGCTTATTGAACTCTTCTATTTTCTCGTTGTAGAGCTTCAGCAGCAGGTTGTGCCGATTCACTGCGTTTTTAAGATGAGACATCAGGCATCCGTGCATTCCGGCACTGAAATGGCCGGCATTATCATCGTCGCCAATGATGGCCCTGGTGGTTGCTTCAGACCTCTTGATGAGGTCTTCATAATCCATTGGTTCAATCATATTGTTCTCTCCGTGGTTGATTGCTGAGATTAAATGGCTGGGTTTTTCCACCCGTCTTGCTTCCTGATTTCCATAATCTGCAAAATATCAAGGTTATTAGGATCAAGGCCTTTATTTTTGCACCATTCGGAAATAAATTTATCCCTGCCTTTAATGAATGCAGCTTCTCGATTGGTGGCGCCTGAAACTTCAATTCCACAACACAGCTTAATTGAATCAGTCATCTGTCTATTTCTCTCTGTGGTTGGTTGCTTCTGTTGTCTGACAGTATAGCTATCTAAGGACTAACGTCAACCAATATAATCAATGAACGCCAGCTTAAACTGATCGAAGCCGTAGCAGACGCTGGCGAAGGCTCCGACGGCATTAGCAGCCTCCAGAACGCCACGCTGCGCAGGAGACAGGCGCGACTTGGTGCGATCGCATCGCTTTAGCTCAAACATGGCGTAGGGGTGGCCAGAAGCGGGATAAAGAAGGATCAGATCGGACGCCCCCGGCAAGATTCCCATCTTCGACAGCTGGGCCCGGTACTGGACCGGCACTTTGCTTTCATTGGGCGGATGCATCAGCAGCGCGGCCATGTCCGGATGATGGTGCCGGACCCAGGCCACACAGTCGATCTGCTCGGCGTCTTCCTTCCGGCAGGCGCCTCTGTAGCCTGAGTCGTATGTTTTGATCATTTGGTTATTCCGTGGCTGTTTTAGTCATCTGACAGTAACGGCTGATAGCTGACTGTTGCAGGAGGCCTGTCCAGATCGAACAACTCAACTTCGCCCGCTGGTAGCTTCTCTGCGCAGTCATCGATGATCACAGTCGAGCGGTTTTACTTCGTCCATACATTCACCAAGAGGCATGCACTCACCACCTTCACAGCCATCACAGGTAACAACGTGGCCGTACATCTTGGCCACCCCATCATCACCAGCAACACCTCCTTTTGGGCATTTCTCGATATAGAAATCACCCTCTAAAAAGTCCTGTTCAATGCTTTCTGGAACGATCTGAAAGCCACAATACTCGGCCAGATCCTTTATCTCTTGTCCTGATAGTGTAAGCCCCATAACCAATCTCCTTAAAACCCGCTTCAATAAAATTCTTCCGCTAACCATTCTCGGAACTCAACAATATTTCCTTCTATGCCTATGGCTATAATCATGACAACGCCCAGGCCTGCCCAGATCATCATTTTGCTCCTCACTTATTAATATCAAGCATAACATACCGACAGGCGTTATCAAGAACTAGATTGCTCCTCCTCCCTGCCGCTGATGAATCGCTTGCGGCCGACAACGTGGTGCCCCTTCTCGTTGACCCTGAATGCAATGTGAGTCGGAGCATCGAAAACCGCCTGGTTCTTGACGATGGTTTCTGCCGACCGCATCGACATGACTCTTGAACGCCAGGCCGGGTCTCGAACGTGCGCGGAAACGAACCGGGCCCGCCAAACTCGCACCATCTTATCGTTCTCCACGGCATAGAATTCGGTCGGCCAGCCGCTCTCGGGCTTCTGATGGAGGATATATTGAACCATCACCGCTCGATTTTTCGTTGATGTGATCTTCATGCTCACCACCGGCACCATCTCATCGTCAGAGTAGGCCTTATGCAGCAGCTGGGCGTTAGGGTCGCGCAGCTCATGCCGGCAGCCGGGGTTCCGGCACTCGACTGCCGAGATGTCGTTTTCCCAATCGCATTGCTTGCACTTTTGAGACTGCCAGAAGAAATCGCATCGCAGATCGGGCTGCTCCATATCTTTGCCCATACAGCGCCTGGCGAACTTGCTATTCTCTGTCTCGCACTTCGGACACTGGATCATATCGTGGTCAATCTTGGCCTTCTGTAGCTGGGCCTCTTCTAGCATGGGGGAGTCGTAGAGGTGGCCGAGGCGGTCGAATACTCCCGCATGGTCAAGGACCAGGCAATCTGTCTTGCCTAGCTCTGGGCAAAGCCTAAGGCCTCGGCCAATTGTCTGTATCAGCAAAACAAGCGACCCTATGGGCCTCAGATAAACAACGGTATCAAGACGAGGTATATTCAGACCCGTTGAAAGCACCGAGACATTAATCAGATACTTGCACTTCCCTATCTTAGCTCTGGATAGTATTTCGCGCCTCTCTGAAGTTTTCGTTTTATCAGTGATTATCCCCATCTGATCATCAGTAACACCAGCTCTTATCAGGCCCTCTCTTATCTCCAGGGTATGCCTTTGAGTGGCTGCGAATATGATTAGCCCAAGCCTATCAGCGCATCGATCGACAACATCCTGCATGATTCCGTGAGTCAGGGTTACGTCCTCACCAACAACCTTCTGAAGATCCGCGTCAGAAAAGTCCATCGTTCCTGATTTCATCTGAACTCCAGAAAAATCAAATTCCTTATCTTTATCTGATGCAAACCCAAATAGAGCGGGGGTAAGCCAGCCGTTATCGGTTAGGAATTCCGTAGAAATATCGGCAATCTTCTTCTTCCAGAAATGGCCGATAATTGATTCAGTCCCTCTGAATGGCGATCCTGTATAGCCGATGATCCTCATTTTAGGATTGATAAACCGGAACCTGTTAATGATCCGCATAAACTGGCAATCATCGTTAGAGAAGTCCGCTTGATGAGCCTCATCGATCAGAAGTAAGTGGGGCGCGTAGCCGGAAAGCTCTTTATCTAGCGCTCTGCTCACCGTTCCTTCGGTGGCGAAAATAACAGGATGACGTGTAGACCTGCACTTTAGGCTGGCTGAAAACTTTGAGTTGCTGAGATTTATAGCCCACGTTTCGTCAGAATTCTGTTCGCAAAGCTCACCCTGGCGAGCAATAACCATCACCTTGCCGCCCTTCTCTGCGGTATTCTTTGCCGCATAAGCGATCATAAGGCTTTTGCCAGCCCCAACAGAAGCCGAGATTATTACCGGGTCACTTCCGTCTTTGCTTCGCATATGATCAATGGTGTCGTCGTGGGCTGTTTGCTGGTAATCCCTGAGTGTTTTTATGGCTTCCATATTATCGCTCGTATTTAGTTGTTTTTTTATTACCATGGTTTTCATGGAACCCATGGTGGACTTCTGCTGACTTTCTTGCGGCAGATGCTTCCTCTATCGTGGCAAATACGCCTAGGTGTATTCTTTTTTTAGACACGGTTATATATGCCGAATATTTGTTTAGAGCCTTGTGTAGGCTTACCCCAACAACCCCCGTGCTGTTGTTTGATTGTATAGAGTGATTCCTGGCGTTATCCTCAAGCGAGGCTTCACGAAGATTAGAAATCCAATTGTTACATCTGATTTGATCTTTATGATCTATCTGGTTATCTGGCCATTTACCATAATGCAAAAGCCAAGCAAGCCTGTGTGCTTTATATGCATGGCCGTTTACCATTATTGATATATATCCACAAGGTATCAGAGACCCTGGATTAAGCCCGTAGTACCTCCCTGCAAACATCTTTCCAGCATGAGTATCTGATTGACGAGCCTTCCAGGCAAAATTGCCAGTTACGGGATTACAGTCAAGGAGTTGTGAGGCTAAGCTGTACGGAAGCAAGGATTCTTTCTTTAGACGGAGACGCGCATTGCGATTCATGATGACACCTCGATTCGATTGCTGGATGCCTCGCTAGTGTACTGAAAGGTTAGGCCGGGGGATCAATCCCAGCCCTTCCAGTGTCCCAGCAAATGAGGCTCAATCAGTATAGCATGACTCGTGAACCGTCTGCTGATAATCTCGCAGTGTTTTCACTTCGCCTGCTCCCGCTTTTGTTTGCCACGGTGCCAGGCAGTAACCCCAAGGATGGCGCCCGGGATGCTGAACAGGGTAGTGAAGTTGAAGATCAGCTGGGGGATCATCGTCATAGCAGCCGCATCAGCTTTCGTGATCGCGCGCCATGCCAGCACGCAGACGAAGATTACCAGCACCAGAAACGAGATCGCCGAGATAAAGCCCCAGAATGGACGCCAGGAATACTGAATCCAATGCTCCGATTCGCTTTCTTTCTGCATGGTCTTATTGACGGTGCGCACGAGCTCCATTGATATTTGCGCCAGCTCGGTCTCGTTATCCATCACAGCCTTCTGAAACTCAAACGCCAGGGCCGGGTCTGAATTGATCGCGTCAACTGCTGACTTGCCTTTCTGCCCGGTCAGCGCCTGCGCAATCTCCATTGCCTTCTCAACGATCGGAGTTTCCTTGTCGTCGCCTGAGATCCACTTTGCCAGCATAGGCGCTGCCTGGATAAGTCCCATAATTATCGGGGTCATAAATCACCTCTTGAATTGGATAGGGCCCTGGAATCCGGGTGGAGTCAGGGCCGTGGTTATCATTTAGTAAGCGATAGAAACGGCAGAAATGGAACCTTTAGCGATAGAGGTAACGACGGATCTGGCTTGAGCTTGAGTCAGTCCGGCCCATTCCATAAGATCGGCCACTGCCTGACGATTAACGCCGCCCTTGTGCTGGGTGTTAGCCTCTCGCTTTTTAGCCGCGGCTTCGGCGTCTGCTTTCTCTTGCAGCTGACGATTGCGCTCACGATCGACGGCTTCCTGTTCGCGCTGCCTGGCCTGCTCTTCTGCTTTTTTTAGATCGTCAAGGCGGCGCTGCTCAGCCTGGGCGGCATCCTTCTTCGCCTGCTCTGCTTTCTGGGCCGCCTCACGCTCTGCGTTCTCATTGGCAATGCGACTGTCTTCGATTGCTTTGGCTGCCCTCTGATCAGATTCTTCTCTGGCCAGCTGCTCTTCGTCAAGCTTCTGCTGAACAGCCTTCCGATCCTCGTCAGCTTTGCGCTGCTCGGCCTTCCGATCCTCGTCAATGCGCTTGCGCTCCTGATCGGCTTTACGCTGAGTTTCCTGCTGCTCCTGCTCAACGCGAAGGCGCTTCTTCTCCGCTTTTTCAGCCGCTTCGTGTTCGGCTTTCTGAGCTGCCTCGCGTGCAATTCGTTCTTCGTGCTCCTTTTGCTCGCGCTCCTTCTGATCTCGGCGGAACTGCTCAAGGTCTGCTTGATCCTTTTCGGCCTTCTGCCGGGTGTTGATGGACAGGCTAAGCGCCCCCAGAACCTGCACCTTCGCGCGCTCGGCGTTGAGCTTAAATTCCTGCCAGCTGTCGTCGATAGCGATCGCTTCGACATTGGCCAGTATTGTCTTCAGAGCCGCTGAGTCGTATTCCTCGAAGGTTTCAGGGTTAACCTCTGCCGACATTGCTTCCAGATCGGCCAGCCGCTTATTAAGCAGCTCAACGCGCGACTTCTCGGCATCCTCCCACTCGGTGAGCGGCTTTCGGGCCTCAATTTTAAGAAGGTCCAGATCATCACGCATACGCTTGCGCTCAGCGTCAACCGTTTTGATTGCCGCCTTCTGGTCTGCAGCAAGGTCTTTGCCAAGCCCGTCAAGGTAGGTTTTAGACTTCGCCACCTTGGCCGCCAGTGATGCGATCGCCTTGCGCCCGGTCACCGTCGACAGATCAGGGACAAAGCTGCGAACCTCATCTTTGATCTGCTCAAGCAGCGGATCCAGCCCTGCGTTATTGAATACGTCGACAGCTGTTACGCTTTCGATTTTAATCAGCTCTTTCATGATCTTTCCTCGTTGTTTACCTAAAGCCGTTAAGCGGGTGGTTAGTCTTCGTCATCCCTAAAAAACGCTTCTACTTCTTTGCCGTTGAACTCTTCCGCTGACACTGGTCCATATTCCTTCCCGTAACTTTCTACTGCAATCTTAAAACCACCGTCGAACGTGATGATATAATTGAAATCAGACCACTGGTTTTCCTGGCCCGTAGGGGTGACTTCAATGCTCGTGTCTTGCTTCAGGCTATGCATTAACTCTATAGCCATCTGTCCAGCTCTGTTGTGGTCAATGCCTTTCTCAAAGTTTGCGCCGATCCCGTTTACCAGCCTCTTGCCTTTGAGCCAGTCCGCAAGCTCCTGGCCATGCCCTGTTGGATATCCATCCATTCCCCGATAAAAGGTGCATACAATCTTTCCGTCCAGGCCTGACATCTCATGAATATGCGTTACGCTTCGTGTTCCCATCTCTGTATTCCCTTTCGTTTGTTTGGTGCCGGGGGCTGGATTCGAACCAGCGTCCTTCAACGGCCTAAACCTGCTGACTAATGACAGCCGCTCTACCTCTGAGCTACCCCGGTCTGAATGTAGCGTTTCGTTTAGTGTTACCCAGTAAGCCCCGGTTAAAGGGGTTGGGTTGGTTAGATAAAGGCTGCTAGTGGATAAGGCCCGTATGATTCTATGAATAGAGTCTGTCCTTCGCCGTAGCTCTCAGCTAGTCGATCAGCTACATACTCAGCTTTTGCCAGGGTGTCGTATCCATCGCGTACGCAGGTTGTGCCGTCCTCTGCTTGGAGCATGATTCGATATTTCATCTCTCTTCCCTCTGCGTTTCGTTTGATTGCTGATGTAAGACATTATACACCATCAAGCAGTAACGTCAAGCGCCTATGTTGATCTTTGGGTTGATAAATATCTTGTCACCCAGCACGGCAATAAACCCAAGTTTCACCAGCTCCGGGAGGCACGTTTCTCTGATGTATTTCGTGGGCTTTGATGTGTTGGTAAACAGGGATGACTTCTCGACGGTCCGAGCCAGCTTGCGCACATTTATTCCGAGCGTGCCATCATCGGCGAACTTTCTCAGATTATCGATCAGGACTTTCACAGCAGCCCCGTTGCCTGCATAACCCTGGCTATCGGTGGCCCTTACATAGGCATCCTTGAGCTGATCATACATGGCGATCGCACGCTCTACAGTCTCCGGCTTGATCCTTGATGACGCAGACGATGACAACTGAAAGTTATCGACGCCATGCAGAACGCATGAGATTTTACAGATTTGCTTATCCGCCTTTCCAAGAGTTCCGCGCAGCATTGAGTTGCTGTACTCTCCACCGTCCGCCAGTCGCTTCTCCAGGCCGTTGCGATACTGCTGGATGAGAATCATCGACTGATCATCAAACCGCAGCACGGTCGGCTCAGCCCTAACCAGGTTGTTGACCAGCTGCTCATAGCTTCTTACCAGCTCCGGATCCGGCGCATGATAAACGGTGAAATCCCGCGTCCCAAGGATGTTGGGCTCTCGCATGATCAGGAAGCGCTCCGATATCCCACGGCCAAGCTGCCCGGCCTCAAGGATAGCGTTGACCGACTCATCCTGCGCCAGAACAGCAAAGCAGCCATATACCGGCCCTTCATATCCATCCCGGGTAGATCGAGCTGACGAATGGTGGCCGCCGTCGAACGCCTTCAGGAAAATAGAGTTGTTCCCCTTTTTATCGGAGTACACCGAGCCCAGGACGATGTTGATGATATCCGCCTCATCAGAAATCACGTTGATCATGCCCAGCTGGTTTGCAGCGATCTTCTCCATGGCCTCAGGGGTGGCGTCATCGACCGAGTAGACGTAATTCGGAAGGGTCTTATGCCTCTCCTGAAGGGCCGCCATCTCTCTGATGATATTTGCCTTGGCTGTCTCGTTCGATTCTGACTTCCTCTCGGCGGCCATCCCTTCAAGCTGAGACTCGATCACCTGGCGTTCCACCGAGTTATCCTTGTTAAGCTCTGCAAAGCTTTGCCTAACTGGACGGCTTAGGTAGCCATTGATGCCGGACTTGCCGGTTGAAGGCGGCTGAGCGCTCACTGTATAGAGATTCACGGGGTTTGAGTCATCGCCATACATCTCATACCTAAAGCTGCGCGTCATGGCAGAGGCGACAACTGAGAGGCCATGAAGAAATGCTGTTTGAACAGGGAACTTGATGGCCATCGATATCGCATTGACGAACCGCCCCAGGAGACTGTCGTCGCAGATTTCAGCGGTGATCGGCTTATCGGTTGCCGCGCCGTTTACGTCAACCCACCAGCTGTAGCCTTCAGCCTGGTCGTATAGAGCCGAAGTGGCGTTGCATCCGACGATGTGTTGAGTCTTATCATTGATACATTCGATTATGAATTGATGAGTGGGGATGCCGTGCTTTCTGGAAATCCGTAAAATAATGTCATTCGGCATATCCAGCTCGTCGCGCTCGATGATCGCCGTCGTGAACTCGGAGAATATCTCCTTCGTTACCATCTGCATATTTGACTTCTCGGCTGTGGTTATGAGATGCGCGTGATTACCAGGACCCGCTCGCCTGATTCGGCTTTATGCGTTTTACAGGAGAACTTTCTATCATTGCCTTGCATGTAGGTGTGAATATACTTCATGGCTGCATTTGCCCGATCGTTGGCTTGGTCTCGGCTGTATTGAATAAAGTCGCCGACTGCCATTCTCTGGAAGGGCCACCTCTTACTTCGCCGCTTTGGCGCGCTCATTTGACTCTCCGGACCATGATCCCGGCCTCCCCGTGAGTTGGCCTTATGGTTCGGGTTCTGAATAATTTGCCTGACTGGCGTCCGTAAATATGGCAGTAGGATTGAGCTCTTATTGCCCTTTGGGTGTGCTCACCGAATGGGAAAAAGACATCCTCTCCAAGGCCCATGTCACGAAACGGCCATACGGCTCTATCTACCGGCTGATTATCAGCATCGCTCATTACAATTCCTCGTTAGATTCTTGGTTGCGCTTCTCCGCACGGCGCTTCTCTGCCAGCCTCTTTTTTGATTCATCAGCCATCCTCATGATGTTTTTAACGGCCTTCTTGCCCACTGCTTTGGCCGCTGACTCCTTCCTTTTCTTGTCTCCAATCCTGGGGAAGTCAGTTCCGACCAGCTCCATGATGCGCTCGTTTTCTTCTTCTGAAGTCATTTGAATATCCTTTTTACCCGCAATTATGCCTAATTTGTAGATAGACTAATAGATAGTTCGGCATGAGTCAATGGCTAAGGCCAGGCAAAATAGAGGAGATATTGCGATGCATACAGCAACTATATCGCAGAGATAGATATATATTAGCATCAGCTACTATCTTTTATTTTGGATGATTTGTGACCAATATTTCATACTTGCCCCGTGTTTGCCGCCGATCTGCCGCGCTCGCCGCCCCTTGCCGCCTGCTTGCCGCCTGCAAAAACAACCACTCAAGCCATTGATTTAATTAACTGAATAGGACTTATGCACAAGCATTTGCCCCTTTGCCCCCGCAAGACTGCCGATATCCACATGCTCCAGTGCATGCCAATGAGCTCTATAAGCACTAAATTGAAGAAATAGGAAAATCAGAAACGGAGAGTACCCAGGGGCAAAGGGGCAGATAGGTATTAGTAGGGAGATAATAGAATATTGTTATTATTATTGTTGTTATAAAACAACTACTTATAGGGGCGAATGATTATCAATCGTATGCCCCCTTCTTTGCGGCAAGCTGCGGCAAGCGCGGCAAACCATCGGCAGACTCAAAAAACACTCACAAGGCTTGACGAGGGAGTGCTGATGGGTAACAATTGACTGACCGAACCAACACCAGGGAATCATTATGTCAAAACCTAAGATCGAACGAGGAAACAACGCCAAGACAGTCCGCGAGATTATGCGCGAAGGCTGCCAGGATCTGCTCAGCATGGCCATCGAAGGCAAGCCGTCTTACATCCTCACCCAGAAGCACCCGACCAAAAAGTTCCGCTTGGTTGCCGAGGACAAGTAATGCCTCTCGTAAACGGTCGGCCAAGGATTATTGATTCACCAGATCAGTTTGATGATCTTGTTGATGAATACGTCCTAGCATGCTTCGATGACAAGGAGCCGCTGACGATTACAGGAATGGCTTTGCACCTCGGTTTTGCTAGTCGGCAATCGTTTTATGACTATGCGAAAAGGGACGGGTTTTCTTGCTCTGTAAAAAGGGCCAGCTTCCTGGTTGAGAACGCTTACGAGAATGGTCTTGCCAAAGGAGCCGGAGCCGGACACATCTTCGCGCTGAAGAATTTCAATTGGACCGATCGCCAGGAGATCACTGGTCCAGGCGGTGGCCCGCAAGAGCACAAGCATGCCGTTGTCGATGCCCAGGCTCTCTCAGATGTGGCCGACAAGCTTTAGCGCTTGACGCTCGCCCATTGATTGCTATAATACATGACGTTACCAATAAGCAATGAGGCGATATTATGCTTTACACGAAAGAACTACTCCCGCACATAGCAAAAGATGCATGCAGGCTTCACGAAGCAACTCTGGATGATATCAAGGCCTTCCTTCAGATCGTTGCATGATCGCGGTTAATGTGGTGCCCGGCCTCCAGGCTAATACTGAAGACCCTGAAGATCTGGAGCCTTGGGCCGGCATAGGAGATCGATATGATCGCCAAGCATAGGGACATACTCGACGCGTCTGACCGGCAGCAGCCTTGGGCTGAGAATTCAATGGTATTACTTAATAAGCGCGGAAGCCTCGGAGTTCGCGGTGAATGCTCCTGCTATGACGTAGCTTTCGAGGGCGAATGCGGGCGCGGGACCGAGCCAGCCAAGATCGCCAACCAAGCAATCCTGAAAATGATGGGGAAATAACATGTTCAATGAATACTCAAGCAAGCCATGTATTCGATTAGCGCACGAAGTTATCGAAGGCGAAATCCACGACCATCCTGACGAATCAACATCAACGCTCGTTGTTGGCGAGGTGCGTGTTGATTTCAAGCATTACGAACCGGTGATGACGGGCGACTATGTTGTGCGTCTGACTGAAGAAGATACCTATCACTGTTCCCGCCCTGTGTTCCTTGAGCGTAATCTAGTTCCTGGCGTTAACTGCGCTGAAATCTAACCATGTCTGCCGTAATCACCGGCAGGCTCAATAAGTACGACCGGTATCGCCAGCTCATCCTGTCAAAACTCAAGGCTGGCGATTATCACAAATCCCGATTCACCAGTTACGTCATCGAACTGGACGGCGACCACCAATCATTCGGCATTATCGAGCTGGTTGCGCTGTTTGGCGATGAGCTGGTTATCGGGTCATGCAATAACGCTTGACTGCGATACTCAAGGGCCTATACTCAAGGCTCGACCATTTAAACAAGCGAGATCGATATGGAAAACAATCACGACGACCAGGCTGCCATGTTGGCCGCCTTCCGCCATGCAGCCAATAGCATAGGGGTTGAGGCTGGGATCACTCAGAGCCACGTAGATCACGACGAGGCAGCACAGTCAGTATGCGGCGACCACCTTTACATCGAGATGGTCAGCGAGGCAGAGGAGCGGTTTAAGCGGCTGTCGGTGAAGTATGAGCAGCTGCGGGTGGCTGCGGTGCTTGTGTTGGAAGAATTTGATTCAGTCGGTTATTCAGATGGCTGGGACGAACTCAAGGAGGCATTGAGCAATGGATGATATCAAATGGGTTCCGGAGTGGGCTGAGAGCTTTATCCTTATAAATACCGGCGAGCATCGAGGTATTGAGATCCGGTTTTATCAAAATAAGGCTACCGGGGATCACCCAATCGAAGAACTACCCTCCATGCTCTCCCGCCGCGATGTAGGCCAGCAGATTCGGGACAAGCCCCTGGCGGATCGGATTGTGGCAACTGGTGCTGTGACAGCCGATGAGATCCTGGAGCGTGGAGCTGGCCATATCCGTGACCGCGCAGCCACCCGTGACCAGTCGAACGGTGAACGCACAATGAGCCAGGTCGTCACGGCGTTTAACGCGATATTCGGCACCAAGCTAACAGAGGAGCAAGGGTGGCAGTTTATGGTTCTGCTGAAGATCGCCAGGGCCGCTAACGGCAAGGTCAATATTGACGACTATGAAGACGAGGCGGCATATGCTGCGTTGGCGGCTGAAGCTGCTATCAAGGAAAGGGCGTGATCATGTACAGCTGGATTCAAAAACACCAAGGCTTGTCGGGACTGCTGTTCCTTCTGATTCTGGTTTTCAATGAATCGATTATAGGTCGGGTGGGATGACAGAAATTAAACCGAGGGGTGGGAAATGAGTGAATCGAAGAGTGTTGAACGCCTTATTTTGCGGTATTTGATGATCGCATGGCAAGTTGCTTGGGTTATCCCGGCATACGCGGCCAGGTGTTTGTTTTGTGCGATGGTGGCGGTATTCAACTTGGATTGGCGGCTAGCTGTTGAGGCCTGGAATGACACGGCATAAGCCGGATCTCGACAAGCCGATGCGGGAAATGGTGCCGATGACTTACGAAGCGAAATGATTTGTTATGAGGAGAGAAGGCTATGAAATTTGGCGGAGCTGGAGACATTCCAAACGTGCAGGTTAAGTGTGAAGCAGATGTTTTTGAGAATGCTATCCGAGAAATAGGGGTTGTGTTTGCTTGCGAGTGGTTTGGTCACGACGAAGATAGCGACTTCACGAAAGAAACGATTTCGACCCTTTGTGAAAGAAGTGGCGTGGCAGAAATATAACTACCAATCGACCCCATAACCGGGCGTTATATCACCCCAAACGGAGAGTAGAAAAATGGCACGAGGAGTAAACAAAGTAATCCTGATCGGCAACCTGGGGCAAGACCCCGAGGTTAAATATATGCCAAACGGCAACGCGGTGGCGAATATCACCCTTGCCACCAGTGAAAGCTGGAAGGATAAGGAAAGCGGGCAGCCGCAAGAGCGTACCGAGTGGCACCGGGTTGTTTTCTTCGGGAAGCTTGGTGAGATTGTCGGCCAGTATTGCCGCAAGGGCAGCAAGATCTATGTTGAAGGAGCTCTGCGAACCCGCAAATGGCAGGATCAGAGTGGCGCGGATCGCTACACCACCGAGATCGTGATGGATGGGTTCGGCGGCCAGATGCAGATGCTTGATGGAAGGCAGGATGACGCACAGACCCAGTCATCCGCTCATCCTCAGCAAATCAATCAGGCGCAAGATAATCGTCAGGCTCAACAGCCGCATGCGGAGCAAATCCAGGCTAAGTTCGATCCGCATACTGGCAACCCGCTTGACCGTATCCCGTTCTGATCACCATCAAACAGGCGGCCCAGGCCGCCATTCAACCAAATCACTGAACCAAAGGTGCAGCAATGAACTTCTCAATCACGTTTCTGATAATCGGACTGGCGGCGCTTGCTGCAGGGGTCTGGTATTTGCGGCCAATCCTGCTCAGGAAGCCCAAGGCCAGGATGAAAATTGATTGAGCAATCAGTCAATGGTAAACTATAGGCTCTCCTGTGGTTGGGAAACTGGAATGAGGCGGGCTTGATCACCCGCTGAGTTCTTCCGGTTATCTGGCTAGGGATCAACCAATCGGAGCCCGTCATGCCAAAATCCCCCGCTACAATCCGCAAAGAATCCTTAGTTTCAGCTGAGCTGGCAAGATCCCTTCTAGATTACAACCCAGGAACTGGAATAATCACATGGAAGCCCCGTCCCGTTCTGAAGCAGCAGGACAAGGGGTGGAATAGCCGATGCGCTGGCAAGACTGCAGGCAATCTAATGAAGACCGGTTATATCCGATTGGCCATAGCAAATAAGAGCTACCAGGCCCATCGTGTTGCTTGGCTGATGCACACCGGCGAATGGCCTGAGGAAGAAATAGATCACATCGATCACGATCCTGCCAACAATAGAATTTCCAATCTCAGAGATGTATCGCATAAGCAGAATGGGCGCAATATGTCACTTCCAAGAAACAATACATCTGGCGTGATTGGCATTGGATGGGACAGATCAAGAGGCAAGTGGTCAGCAAAATCTGAACTTGATGGGCGAACAGTTAATTTAGGTAGATTTGATTCGTTATCCGCAGCAAGCGAGGAAAGAACGAATTACGAACTCAGGCATGGATTCCACCAGAACCATGGGGTTGCTTCTGGTGGCTGACTTACTCGATTGGGAAGCCATGACTGAGCAGCAAAGGCAGGCAACCAAAGCCTTGTCCGAGCATGATTTTCTAACCTTTCAGCGTATATTCTGGCAGTTCCAGCAGGGCGAGAGAATGGCCGTTAATTGGCACTCCCGCCTGGTCGCGGCTGTCGTCGATGATGTGTTTTCTGGCAAGCGACGCAATGTGATACTCAACGTTCCGCCGGGATCCGGCAAGACCGAGCAGATCTCTATAGCTCTGCCGGCTTATGCTAATGTTAAGCGCACTCTATCCGGGAAGCGCTCTCGATTTCTGTCCCTGTCCTATGCCGACAGCCTAGTTAAGCGTAACTCTCGCCGCGTTCGTGATTTGATCAAGTCGAGAGAGTATCAGGGGCTGTGGCCGTCCACTTTCGGAGTAGACGCCGCTGACGAATGGATCTTGGTTGACGATGACGGAAAGTCACTTTTTGAGATTGTGTCGAAGTCATCAGGCGGACAGGTGACCGGATCGCGGGGTGGTTATCCTGGCCCTGAGTTTAGCGGGGCAATCCTGCTCGATGACGCATCGAAGCCGAATGACATGTTTAGCTCGGTCAGGAGAGAAGCGGCAAACAGGCTCCTGGTTGATACCATCCGATCAAGGAGGGCTGATAAGTCAAAGGCTCACCCGACTCCGATAATTGCGGTCCAGCAACGCCTTCATGTCAACGACGCGACAGGCTTTATGATGTCTGGCGGCATGGGTATAAAATTCGACCTGATCAAGGTTCCTGCCCTGATTAACGATGAGTACCTGCAGGGCCTGCCTCAGTGGATAAAAGATAAATGCTGGTCCGATATAAAAGACTCCCCAGCCATTGATGGCTACCGATCGTTCTGGCCAACCTTTGAAGGGGTTGAGCAATTATTCGATCTGTGGCAGTCCAACCCTTACACCTTCCTGAGTCAGTATCAACAGGCCCCGATTACCCTCGGTGGCCAGATCATCAACCCCGACAAGTTCGTATGGTATGGCGATGGAGGTGATGTTGATCGTCCGATTACGATGGAATACCGGTTCATCACCGCAGACACAGCCCAGAAGGTAAAGACCCACAACGATTACACTGTTTTCTGCGCCTGGGGCGTATGGCAAAATAAGCTCTATTTGCTCGATCTTGTTCGCGCCAAATGGGAGGCGCCAGAGCTAAGGGTCAATTTCATCAACTTCATACAGAAGCATTGGGATCTGAACACAACCGGCAACCACGGTATATTGCGAAGCGTGCACGTGGAGGATAAGGTATCAGGCTCAGGATTGATCCAAGAATCTGCTAGGCACTCCCCTCTACCCATTACCGCAGTTCAGCGCGGAGCGGGGCAGGATAAGCTGACTCGGGCAATGGATGCCGCCCCGCAGGTAGCTATGGGCAAAGTCTGCCTTCCTGTCGGCGAGCCGTGGGTTTTGGACTTCGTAGCAGAGTGCGCAGGGTTTACGGCTGATGACTCTCATGCGTTCGATGATCAGGTAGACAACCTTCTCGACGCAGTGGAGATCGCAATCACAAGACCAGGGCAGTCCGCCATAAACATGTTATTATCCACAAGACAGCAAGCCAGAGCCTACAGGTAGCAGAACATGACCAAGCCGTTTTTACAGATTTTCACCAATGCGCTGATCAGCCGGTTCGCGTCGAGCTTCGGCACGTTGGATACTAAGCATCAGCAGGCTTGGGCCGATTTTGGGTATTCCGATACCCTGACATTTGACATGCAATGGAGCATGTATCGACGCTTCGGTATCGCCAAGGCCGGAATTATGCGCCCCGTCGAGAAGAGCTGGCAAACCATGCCGGCCATCCTGGAAGCTGGCGATCCTCATGAGCAGACCGAGTGGGAAAAGAGCTTCGAGCTGTTCGCCAAAAACATCTACATGTGGAATCGATTGAGGGGTGTTGATTATCGCAACCGGGTTGGCCGCTACGCCGGGCTGATCATGATCGTTCGCGATGGAAAGACGCTATCGCAACCAATGGACCGGATTCGCCCGGAGCAGTTCAGCAAATTCATCCCGGTGTTTGAGGGGCAGCTTTTTGTTAAAGACTGGAACCAGGACCAGACGAGCGACGCCTATTCCGAGCCCTCGATGTATCAGTTCCAGGAGACTGCCGCCGGAGACCGAGACCCCAACAGCGTGCGCGCTGTCGATGTCCACCCGTCCCGTGTGGTCATCTGGGCAGAAGGGGCGGACGACGGCAGCATTTACGGCGTGCCAGCGCTTGAGGCTGGGTTCAACGACCTGCAGACCATGGAGAAGATCATCGGTGCCGGCGGCGAGGGGTTCTGGAAGAACTCACGCGGAAGCCTGCATATTGACATCGACAAGGATGCAAACCTGCAGCAGCTGGCGCAGGCGCTCGGGACCGACATGACAGGGCTGCCTGACGCTTTGGAAGATCAGATTGACGCATTCGCCAAGGGTTACGATAAGCAGCTCCTGACGCAGGCTATGACCTCGAATAGCACCTCTATCAGCATGGGCGACCCGGAAAAGCCGTTCCAGGTTGCGCTGCAGGATTTTGCCGCGTCGATCTCCATTCCGTCTACCATTCTTGTTGGCATGCAGACCGGTCGCCTTGCGTCTGGAGAGGACACCGTTGAATGGGCTCAGACAAACATGTCCAGGCGTGAAAACTTCCTGATCCCGCAGATTGAGCTGACGGTTCACAGGCTGATGGAGATCGGGGCGATCGAGCGCAAGGATTTCGTTGTCGGTTGGGAAAGCTTGCTGGAACCAACGCAGTCTGACCGGCTTGGTAACGGCGAAAAGATGTCTAAGATAAATGCGGCCGGACTTGGCGCCGGGGTCATCCCGTTCAGCTCGGATGAGATCAGAGAGGCTTCTGGGTTTGAAGCGGAAGAGGAAGACGATGGGCCGGGCGATAACCTGGACAACCTGGATGAGCTTGATAAGCTGGATGAAGACGAATAATGCCTAACCCCATCCTCCCGCGCAACAAGAAAAACCCGAGCAATACCGGGCGGATCCTTCGGCGCACTGACAAGGTAATCAAGCAGAGACTGCTTCAGGCTCAGCGGCTCGTTCTTGCCAGATTCAATTCCATCCCGTTTCGCATAGTGGACGCAGAGACCGGCGCCGTGGTTAACCGTGAGATTCGGTATATCTATGAGCTCGACGCCAACCTGATCGCTCAGACATCAGAATTCATCGAGTCCATTATTGAACAGTTCATCCTTGAGAATCGAAGCCCCGACTATTTCCTAAATCAAGCCATTGAGGACGCTTACCAGCTCGGCACCGGTGAGGCCGTCATTAACCTGGGCGGCATATCAGACGATTACAACCGGTCTATTGTCCAGGTGCTCAGCTCTCCGGCGTACAGGAGCCGCCTGCAGTTCATCCAGGCTCGGTCATTTGAAACGATGGTGGGGTTTGCTGGCGACACCCGGGCGGACCTTGCCAGGGTGCTCGGCGAAGGCATGGCATCCGGGCAGAGCCCTAGAACTATAGCGAGAGATGTTCGCCAGCGGTTCGGCGTTGCAAAGTCCAGGGCTGAGCGGATCGCAAGGACAGAAGTTAACATGGCTCATCGCCGGGCCAGGTGGGAGGAGTCCGACAGCGCCAGGGATGATCTGGGAGTGTTTACGCGTGAGCTGCATCTATCCGCCCTGCTACCCACCACCAGGCGAACTCATGCGGCCAGGCATGGCACGCTGCACACCACGACCGACCAGGAGGAGTGGTATCAAATCCCAGGTCAAGCGATAAACTGCCGCTGCTCGACAATTGAAGTCCTAACAGACAAATCCGGCAACCCTGAAAACCCCGCCTTTGTTGCCAAAGTCAAAAAGGAAGGTAAATCCTTCTTCCCCTCAAGATAAACGCTTGACAGTAATCCATGGCTGCCCTACTCTG